GGGGGGGGGGGGGGGGGGGGGGGGGGGGGGGGGGGGGGGGGGGGGGGGGGGGGGGGTTTTTCGTGGCCGGAGAGTGGGGGGGGCCCCTCTCCATCCCTGCGGCGAGTTTTTGCCATGTTCAATTTATGCAAGCATTGACACGTATAGCAACGGTGGTAATACTTGATGGGATGGAAGATCAAGGGAGGATGCAGAAGTGGGCGCGGGAATTTCTCGAGAGCGAGGAGTACCGTGACGGGGTGAAGCTGAGGGTAGCGCAGGGTAAGGCGCCGGGGATAGAGGCCTTGCTGTGGTACTACGCGTACGGCAAGCCTGCGGAGAAGATGGAGTTGGAGGCGGGGAAGACGTTGGCGGACCTGGTGATGGCGAGCCGGTCGGCGGTGAGGCGTTCGGAGTTAGAGACAGCCCCGGCAGTTGAAGCGACATCGGAGTTGGAGGGTCTGGTATGACCGGGCAGGGGAAGCACCGTGCGGAGGGGTCCGGTATGGGGATTCCGCTTCAAGGGGGGATGGGGATTGTTGCTGATGCGATACGGCGATACCGGGACGATCCGGCGTCGATGGTGCGGGAGCAGTTTGGAGTTGAGCCGGACAGCTGGCAGAAGAAGGTACTGGCGGATTTTGCCGCGCGGGATGTTCGGGTGGTGAAGATAGCGATGTCGGCCTGCGCGGGTCCCGGGAAGACGGCGCTGATGGCATGGTGCGGGCTGAACACGCTGCTGTGCCAGGGGGACGAGACGAGGAACCTGAGGGGAGCGGCGTTGTCGATCACGAGCGACAATCTGCGGGACAATCTTTGGGCCGAGATTCACACGTGGTGGAATCGAAGCGAGCTGTTGCAGAAGCTGTTGGGGATCAACGCGAAGGCGGTATATTCGAGGGACCACGCGAAGACGTGGTTTCTTTCCGCGAGGTCATTCAGGAAGGACGCGGGAGGCGGGGAGCAGGCGCAGGCGTTGTCGGGCCTGCATGCGCCGTACGTACTGTGCCTGATAGACGAGAGCGGCGAGATCAGTCCGTCGGTGAGCCGGAAGGCTGACCAGGCGATGTCGACGGTGAAGTGGGGCAGGATTTTACAGGGGGGGAACCCGACGGTTGAGACTGGGATGCTGTACGAGGCTGTGGGGAAGAAGGCTCCGGGATGGAAGTGCGTGGAGATTTCGGCGGACCCAGATGACGCTGATCGGACGCCGAGGGTGGACGCGAAGTGGGCGCAGGATCAGATCGACGAGCACGGCAGGGAGGATCCATGGGTGATGGCCTACATCATGGGGAGGTTTCCGCCAGGCGGGGTCAACAAGCTGCTGTCCGCGGAGGACGTTGAAGTGGCGATGGACAGGCACGTTGCTACGCGGGACTACCAGGATTTTCAGAAGCGGATGGGGATAGACGCGGCGCGGTTCGGGGACGACCCGTGGGTGATATTTCCGCGGCAGGGGCGGGTGGCGTTCCGGCCGGTGACGATGAGGAGTCCGAGGTCGAGCGAGGTTGTGGCTCGGGTTCTGATGGCGAAGGACCGGTGGGGATCGGAGGTGGAGTTTTTCGACGACACGGGGGGGTACGCGGTGGGGGCGATAGACGGGCTCGTGACGGCCGGGCATGCGCCGGTGCCGGTAAACTTCTCGAGCCAGAAGACGCAGGACGACAGGTTTTACAATGCGCGGGCTGAGATGTGGTGGAGGATGGCGGAGTGGGTGAAGAGCGGGGGGAGCCTGCCGAGGATTCCCGAGCTGGCGAAGGAGTTGTGCGCGCCGACGTACGGATTCAAGAAGGGGAAGATCCTGCTGGAGGAGAAGGACCGAGTGAAGCGGAGGGTTGGGCACTCGCTTGACTACGCGGACGCGCTGGCTCTGACGTTCTACCACGCGGACGTGAAGTCCTCCCTGGCGCGCGCCCCTATGCGGACCGGATCAGCCGGGGGCTCGTCGTGGGACTATGACCCGCTGGAAACTCCGGTTGACGTGGATTATACGGATGAGCAACGGGACGAAATGCTTGACGCCGGACCGTTCGCTGGCAATAGATAGCCGATGATGTCAGAACCCATCGAGACAGAGAAAGCGGCAGCCATCCGGGTGACGCCGACATCCGAGTCGGAATTCCCGTGGATCATGGTCAAGCTGCGTGAGCAGGCGATCGACTACATGACCGACGGGGGATCGAGCCTGTCGCTCTACGGTGGGGATGAGCACGCGGAATCCATGCTGCGACTGTTGCGTGCGGACCACATTCTCCTGACGGCCGTAACGGAGACGGGGGAGGCAGTCGGGTTCATCGCGGGATGGGTTTCGGGCCATCCGTTCAACCCGGCCGTGCGTGTGGCAACACATTTCTGGTGGTACGTCGACCCGGTCCATAGGCATTCGCGCGCGGCGTCGCTGCTGCTTTCGGATTTCGTCGTAACCGCGGAGGACCGGGGGTGCCAGCGGATCACGCTTTGTCTTGGGCCGAGGACGATGATCCGGGATGAATCGCTCGAGAAAATTGGATTCAAGCACAGCGACCGATGCTACGTGAAGGAGATCTGACATGGGGGCGGCAGTTGTTCCGCTGTTGTTCGCTTTGTCCGCCGGGTCCACGGTCGCGCAGGCGCGCGAGAGCCGAAGGCAGGCGAAGGATGTTGGTCGGGACATGGAGAACGCGAACCTGAGACAGGAAGCGCTGGAGAGGGAGGCGCGGGAGAAGATTGCGTCGGATCTGAGCGGTGAGGCCCGGACGAAGCAGAGGAACGCGCAGCGCGCACGGGCGCGTGCGACGGCGGGTCTTCCTCGGGGAGGGACAATCCTGACGTCCCCGCTCGGCATCGTCGGGGAAGGCCCGACAATCCTCGGAGGATAGGTGGAGAAGAAGGAGTCAAGGCGGTCCAGGATTGAGAAGCTGCGTGGCCAGCTCGACGTTGAGCGGGCTTCGTTCATCTCGCACTGGCGACAGCTCGGGGATGTGATCCTGCCGCGCCGGCCGAAGTTCACCGTCACCGACAGAAACAAGGGGGACCGGAGGAGTCGAGGGATCCTTGACGGAACGGCGACGCTTTCACTTCGGACGTTGAAGAACGGGATGATGGCGGGCATGACGAACCCGTCGAGGCCGTGGTTCTCACTTGCGGTCCTGGACCGGGGACTCGCGGGCATGATGCCTGTCCGGATGTGGCTGCATGAGGTCACGCTTCGGATGCGCGACACAATGGCGCGAAGCAATTTCTACAAGATCATGCCACTGCTCTATGGCGACATGGGGACGTTCGGTACGGGGGCGATGGGGATACAGCCGGACGAAGATAACGTCGTCCGGTTCTCAATGTTCCCGGTTGGATCGTACTGGATAGCGAACGATGAGCTCGGGCGCGTCAGGACTTTCGTCCGAGAATTTCAGATGACGGTTCGTCAGGTCGTGCACGAGTACGCGACATCGGCGCCAGGCGCAGAGCCGGACTGGTCGAGGGTCAGCGAGAGAGTGAAGACGGCGTATCAGCGCGGAGAGATGGAAGGCTGGGTCACGGTCATTCAGGCGATCACGCCGAACGAAGACCACCGCCCGGATGCTGCGGAGTCGAAATTCAAGAGATTCTATTCGTGCCACTACGAGATTGGAGAAAAGGGCACGGACTACGGCGAGGACCGGTTTCTAAGGGAGTCGGGATTCGACATATTTCCAATCCTGGCTGCTCGGTGGGAAGTGAACGATGGAGATGCCTACGGGACGTCGTGCCCGGGCATGGATGCTCTCCCGGACATCAAGCAGCTTCAGCGCGCGGAACGCCGGGGGTTGCAGGCGATCGACAAGATGGTATCTCCCGCGGTGACGGCTCCGCCGGAACTCCGGGGCCAGAAGATTTCTCAGCTTCCGGGGGATGTGACGTATTATGCGAGCCGCGGAGGGCAGAAGATCGAGACGCTGGCGCGCGTGGACTACAGGCTCGACTATCACGAGTCAAAGCAGAATCAGGTTCGGGGTCGTATCGAAAAATTCTTTCATGCAGATGCGTTCAGGGCGATTCTGGACGACAGCCGGCAGCAGCCGATGACGGCGCGACAGGTTCAGGAGATCCATGAGGAGAAGTTGATCGACCTGATTCCCGTCCTTGAGCAGAGCAATCAAGACGTGTTTGATCCACTGATCGACCTCGTGTTTAATTACATGCTGGAGGCTGGGGAGATACCGGATCCGCCACAGGAACTTGAGGGGCAACCGCTGCGCGTCGATTACATCTCGATCATGGCGCAGGCGCAGAAGCTCGTGAGCGTTGCGGGCATGGAGCGCTTCGTGTCGTTCGTGGGGAATCTTGCGAACCAGGTACAGCAGCCGGAACTTCTGGACAAGGTGAACTTCGACAAGATGATCGAGGAGTATGGGGATGGGGTGAGCGCTCCGCCTACGGTGATGCGTGATGCGGAAGAGGTTGCGGCGATCCGCCAGGGTCGCCAGCGGCAGCTCGACCAGCAGGTGGCCGCTGAGCAGGCTCGGGCGATGGCGGGGACGGTGAAGGATTTGGCGTCATCTCCGACGGGTGGAGACACGGCACTTTCCCGGGTGATGGACGCGATGGGCCGGGAGCAGTAGCGCGCAGAAAACTTGACTTGCATGGCCGGGTGGACTACAAACCCGGAATACAGTACAGGAGAACGCAATGACAGATGTATCGAAAGCATTCACCGCAACGGGGTCCAGTTCAGAGCTGATCGTTCAGCCCGGCGAGACTCTGCGGTATGCCGTCACCGGAACATTCGTCGGGTCGGTTGCGATCCAGCGCGGCGTCGGAGGCGGGAACATCGCGTGGGATACGGTCGCGACGTACACGACCACGCAGTCGGCCACGGACATCAAGAACGCGACCAACAAGCGCCAGCGGTATCGGTGGACCTGCACGGCCTACACGTCGGGCACCGCGACCTGCACGCTCGACGGGCTCGACAATCAGGGCGCCATCGAATCCGAGGACTTCATCGACCTCGGGCTCGGTATCAAGGACGACCTCGATCCGACGAAGATCGTCCGGTTCCAGGCGTCCGGGATCTCGACGGGAACCACGCGGACGCTGACGGTTCCGGATGCGAGCACGACGCTCGTGGGGACCGACGCGACGCAGACGCTGACGAACAAGACCCTGACCTCGCCGACCTTGACGAGCCCGACCGTGAACTCGGCGACGATCAACGCGCCGACCTTGACGGGGGCTGGCTTCTCGGTCACGCCGAACGCAACTGACGCCACGGTCGGAACGGTTGCGAGCCCGGTTTCCGGGACGACCGCGGTTACGATCGCGCGTTTCGGATCCTTCTTCCGCCTGGATTTCACCCTGACAAGCGCGGCAGTGCCGTGTACGGATGCGACGTCTGGCGGATCCTACGGGACGCTGAAGCTGTTCGACTTCGCGCAGGGTTCGTTGCTCTATGTTGGCTGCCGGCAGAACTACACGGCGTTCTCCGAGGGTGCGGCTCTCACGGGCGGCGCGGGAGACGCGAGCTTCGACATCGGCATTGGATCGGTGGCGATCGCTTCCGCCGCGGACGGCGCTCTGACCGGCACGAACGACGACATCGGATCCGAGGTCAATGTCACGCTGTCCGGAGGGACGGGCACGGGCACGTCGCACACGGGCGCGAGCGTCGCGCATGACGGGACCGGATCGGCGGGGGACCTGAACCTGAACTGGTCGGGCACCGCGGCGACGATCGACGCGAGCGCGAACATCTACGTCACGGGCACCATCACCGTGGTCGGTATGCTCATGGGCGACGATTAACCCTGAGGGGGATCCGTGGCCAACGTTGCTGCTGTTGTGACAATGGACCATCACGAGCCCGGCGTCCGTCACGTGCTGTGGGAGACCATGGCAAAGGGCGATGTCGGGATCGGAACGGACGCTGGGACCGGGGACAACCTCGGCATGTCTGCGTTCGCGGACCGCACTGTGACAGTCACGGGGACGTTCGACGGAGAGACGTTGACCATGCAGGGATCCCTGGATGCGTCGAACTGGTTCACCCTCACAGACCAGGTGGGGGCGGACCTTACGTTTACGGCCGCGGGGATGAAGATGGTCGCAGAGCTTGTCCGGTACATCCGGCCTTCACTCAGCGGGTCAGGGGCGGGCTCGGACATCGACGTGCGGATGATCGCGCGGTCCAGCTCGACGAAGCTGCAATGACGACCGACGATCCGGGATCTGTACGGGCTCAGACGAAAAAGGATGAGCGAGACGACAAGACGCGGAAGGCGGACCTGAGGTCGATACTGGAAACTCAGGGAGGCCGTCGCGTGATGTGGTCGTTGATGTCGAGATGTGGGATATTCAGGACGTCGTTCGACCGGGAGAGTGCGACGCAGACAGCCTTCAACGAGGGCGAACGGAACATCGGGCTGATGCTTCAGGACGACATCCTGTCCGCATCGCCTGAAGCGTACCTGAAGATGACGCAGGAATCGAAGATCAAGGAGTAGTGAATGCCCCCCGAAGCAGCAACCCTGAACGCGCCACCCGCGGCAGTCGCAGGGGATCCCGTCCAAAAGCCGGAGACATCGCCCGCAGCAGGCACAGCGCCGAAGCCGGCAGACGCACCTCCCGCAGGGACACCGGATCCGAAGTCGACCGCTCCGGACGCAAGTCCGGGCGCTACTCCGGGAACCCCGGCGGCGTACGCGCTGAAGATCCCGGATGGCTCGCTTCTCGCGCAGGCGGATATCGACTCGATTTCCGCGTGGGCGAAAGAGCGGGGGTACACCAACGAGGAGGCGCAGGAGATCGTTGGCCGGGAGCATGAGACGTCGTTGAGGGTGATCGAATCCTTGAAGACGCAGCATGAGAGGGAACAGCAAGCGTGGGTTGATTCCGTCAAGGCAGACCCGGAACTCGGGGGAGACAAGCTCTCGACGACAAGGGATCTTGCCGGAAAAGTTCTGCGCAGGTTTGGTTCCGACAAGCTCGCGGAGGACGTGAAGCGTACGGGCCTCGGGAACTATCCCGAGTTCGTCCGTCTTCTGGCGAGGATTGGAAGGGCGATTTCAGAGGACACGCTCGCGACGGGGAGTATTCCTGCGCCGGGCGGAAGGAAGTCCGACGCGGAAGCATTTTATCCGACGCCGGAGTGACAAAACAGGAAAGGAATGAACAATGGCTCTTCTGGGTGGAACTCTTCTCACAATTTCGGACTGGGCGAAGCGCATCGACGCCAACGGCAAGATCGCGCGCATCGCGGAGCTTCTGAGCCAGCGAACGCCGATTCTCGAGGACCTGCCGTTCATCGAGGCGAACGACATCCTCGGTCACCGCACCACGGTTCGGACCGGCCTTCCGCTTGCGGCGTGGAAGAAGCTGAACAGCGGCGTTCCGTTCACCAAGAGCCGCACGGCGCAGGTGACGGAGACGATCGGAATCCAGGAACAGCGTTCGGCCGTGGACGAGGACCATCCGGGAGTTGGGCTCGGCCTCGCAGACCTGCGGCTGTCCGAGGCTCGTCCTCACATCGAATCCATCGGCCAGGAGTTCAGTTCCTCGTTCTTCTACGGCTCGACCTCTACGGCGCCGGAGGAGATCATGGGTCTGTCCCCGCGGTACAACTCTCTGTCCGCGGAAAACGCGCAGAACATCATCGACGCGGCAGGCACCGGTTCGGACAACACGTCCGTCTGGCTGCTCAACCTCGCTCCGGACGAGACGATCTTCGGTATCTTCCCGCGCGGGTCGACGTCGGGGATCGAACACAAGGACCTCGGCTTGCAGCAGATCCAGGACGCGGATGACAACTGGTACAGCGCCTATCTGGACCAGTGGAAGATGAAGTCCGGCGTCGTGGTGAAGGACTGGAGATACGGTGTTCGGATCGCGAACATCGACGTGTCCAACCTGGTCGCCGAGTCGAGCGGCGCGGACCTCGCCAAGAGGATGATCGCCGCGTTGAACACGATCCAGGGCACGAGTTCCGGGCGGACCCTGTTCTACATGAACAGGACCGTGAAGAACATGCTGGACATCCAGCGGCTGAACAACCTGCGCACGTCGGGCATGACGTACCGTGACGTGGACGGGAAGATGATCCCGACGTTCCAGGACGTCGAAATCCGCGTGACCGATTCCCTGGTGAACAACGAAGCCCGCGTCGTCTGATACTGATGGGGCTTCGACCCGAAGACAGGTCAACAGGAAAGGAAAAGCCAATGCTCATTGACGCACAGGAACAGTTTTCGAACGCGCAGGCCCTTACGGCGACGGTCGCGTCGACCAACGTGGTCGATCTCGGCGTCGATGGCGACGTCGGATTCGGCATCGGCGAGCCCATGGACATCGTGATCCAGCTCGACGTGGCTGCGGACGACACGACCGGCAACGAGACGTATACGGCCGCGCTCCAGACGGACGACGACTCGGCCTTCGGTAGCGCGGTTCAGATCGGTGGGACGGTGACGATCGCCGCCGGGGATGTCGCGGGGACGCGGTACTTCATCCCGATCCCGGCCGCGAAGGAGATGGATCGGTACGTCCGCGTGTACTACACGCTCGGCGGAACCACGCCGACCGTGACGGTGACGTCCTACCTGATGCCTCGCAGGTTCGTGCAGAACGACCAGTACTACCCGAACGCGAGCGTCATCGACGTGTCCTGAACTGCAACGAGATCACTTCTCCCCAGGGGGCTCCGCGTTGCGCCGCGGAGCCCCCACCCTGTTTTTACGGTGACGCGCAAAAAAACGGAGGAACGATGATCGTCAGGGCGACTCGTGTTGGGTTCTACAACGGCCGGCGTCGATACCCCGCCGGGCACGGCCACGCCGACAGCGGTAAGCCGTTCCACCTGATCCCGATGGAGTACACGGACCCGAAGACGAAGAAGAAAATGGTCCTGACTCCTGAGCAGCAGTTCTCCTTGAACTGGATGGAGATGGTGAACGTGAAGGAGTCGTCCAAAGGAAGGAAGCCCAAGGTCGAGATCGAGGACGCGGTCGACCCGTCGGAAGTCCCGATCGAGGAGGCCCGTGGGGCAAAGGATGCCCCTCCGGGCCTGTCGCAGTCAGGGTCGACCCGGAACCATCCTTCGACGCTCTCGGAGATGGCAAAGGAGTCCGACAGACAGCGCGATTCGCGCCTGAGGGACAGCGATGAGGACATGATCTGATGGAACACGGAAAGGGAATGGAAGGCATGGCCTCAATGGCTATGTCCAAGAAGAAGATGAAGTCCATGGCGGAGTCGTTGGAAAAGTCCGACGACGGCCCGAAGTTTCCGTACGGGACAGAGCTGCGGCTGGACGACCATCTGATGGAGAAGCTTGGCTTGAAGGACGTGCCCGTGGTCGGAGGCACGATGGAGATTCACGCGATGGGGCGCGTTACGTCTGCGCGGTCCGAATCCATGCAGGGTGGGAAGAAGGTAGGGAATATCACCGTGCAGATCGAGCACATGAGTATGACGTCGAAATCCCTGAAGGATTCTCCTTCGGACGGGGAAGCGTTCTACCCGAAGGGAAAATAGGCCGTGTCGTTCTCGAAGGTCGAGATTGCGAACATGGCGATTTCTCATCTCCGGATCGGGAAGGAGATCGCAAATCTCGAGACCGAGCGCAGCGTGGAGGCTGCTGCGGTCAACCGGTTTTTCGCCATCGCCCGAGAGAAGGTTCTGCGCGACTTCCGCTGGCCGTTCACTACGAAGTTTGCAGCCCTCGCCCTGGTGGAGGAAGACCCGACGGACGAGTGGGACTTCTCCTACCGGTACCCGTCCGACTGCCTGTTGATCCGGCGCGTTCTTTCCGGGTCGAGGAACGATTCGAGGCAGAGCTTGGTATCCTACATCATCGGGCAGGATGCTCAGGGAATCTTGGTCTACACCGACATGGAAGATGCGCAGATCGAGTACACGAAGAACGAGAGCGACACGACGCGGTGGCCGTCTGACTTTGTATTAGCGTTCTCGTACTATCTCGCATGGCTGATCGCGCCGCGCCTCACATCCGGGGACCAGTTCGGGCTTGGGCGGCAGGCGGGGCAGGCGTATTCAATCGAGATCGGCAACGCCCGCGCCGCCGCGCTGAACGAGCAGCAGCCAGACCAGGAGTTGTCATCCGAGTTGGAGCGGTCGCGCGAGGATCTCGACATCAGCAGCCGAGGGGAGGACTGGACCGCGCATCAGTCCGGGTCCGACATTGTTACATGAGCAACGTCGTTCACAGGTCGTTTTCGGGAGGCGAGATAACCCCAGCCATCTACGCTCGCGTGGACGTCTCGAGGTATCAGTCCGGACTTCGTACCTGTAGGAACTTCTTCATCGCCCGGCACGGAGGCGCGTACAACCGGCCCGGCACGCGGTTTATCTGCGAGACGAAGGACTCGACGAAGCAGTCGAGGCTGATCCCGTTCATCTTCAACGAGGACCAGGCATACATCCTTGAATTCGGCGATCTGTACATGCGGATCGTCCGAGATGGAGCGCAGCAGCTTGAGACGTTGCAGACCATTACGGGCGCGACGGCGGCGAATCCGGTAGTCGTGACCTGCGCGGGGCACGGGTACCTGAATGGGGAAGAGGTTAACATCCAGGCCCTGGCGAACGGAGTTGTTGCGGGGATCGCAACCAGCCTCGTCGGCCGGAACTACATCGTGGCGAACAAGGCGGCGAACACGTTTGAGTTGACAGGGATCGACGGGACGGGGTTCTCCGCGTTTTCTGCCAACATGCGGGTCGGCCGGGTGTACGAGATTGCAACTCCGTACGCGGAGGCGGACCTGTTCGACCTCCACTTTGTTCAGTCAGCCGACGTTATTTCGATCGTTCACCGCCTTTATGCCCCCCGGGAGATCAGGCGGACCGGACATACGGCGTGGACGTTGACGCAGATTGCGTTCCGGCCGACGACGACTCACCCGACGGCGTGCGCCGGAACTGGTACGGTCGGCGTCGAAACGCACAAGTACAAGGTCACGGCCGCGAATGCGGAGACACTGGAAGAATCCCTCCCGGGCGTGCAGGCGTCGGTTGTGATAACCGACATCACGGAGGCGAACCCTGCCGTTGTGACCAGCGGCGGGCACGGGTACGCGAACGGGGACACGGTGCTTATAGCGGGCGTGGTCGGGATGACGGAGGTAAACAATCGCCGTTTCGTCGTGGCGGGGCAGACCGCAAACACGTTCCAACTTCAGGGCGAGAACTCCACGAACTACACGGCGTACGGATCAGCCGGCACGGCGGCGCGCGAGGAGATCTACGTTGCGAGCGTCACCGCGCCGGCGACGAACGCGCACACGATCACGTGGACCGCGGTTACGGGTGTGCGGGAATACTACGTCTACAAGGCTCAGAACGACGTATACGGGTTCATCGGGACGGCCGGGTCTGCGTCGTTCATCTACGACGGCACTCCCGATCCTGACACGGCGGAGACGCCGCCAAGGGAGAGGAACCCGTTCCAGTTGGCCGGAGGGTTTCCCGCGACGGTTGGATATTACCAGCAAAGGCGGATTTTCGCCGGGTCGGACGATCTCCCTGAGACTGTCTTTGCCAGCAAGACGGGGTTCCACGCGAACTTCACCACCAGCTTCCCCTTGAGGGATGACGACTCGATCCGGTTCAGTCTCGTGGGGCGGCAGGTGAACCGGATCCGAAGCGTTATCGACCTTGGCAGCCTGGTCGTGATGACATCCGGAAGCGAGTGGAGCGCCGAGGGGGACAGCGCCGGGACGCTGACGCCGGGCTCGATCAACCTTCGGCAGCAGACGTATAACGGATCTTCAACCGTGGCTCCGCTCATCGTAGACAAGAACGCGCTCTACGTGCAGGACAGGGGGTCTATCGTCCGAGACCTTAGGCTTGCCTTTGAGGTGGACGGGTACACGGGGAACGACCTGACGATCTTCGCGGCGCACCTGTTCGACGGGTACACCCTGACGGACTGGGCGTTTCAGAAGATCCCCAACTCCATCGTGTGGGCCGTTCGGTCTGATGGCGTAGTGCTGGGGCTGACGTACCTGCATGACCACCAGATCCTTGCATGGCACAGGCACGAGATCGGGACCGCAGTTGAGAGCGTCGAGACTGTCCCCGTGGACACGGAGGACCGGGTGTACTTCATCGTTCGGCGGACGATTGACGGCGCGACGGTGCGGAGCATCGAGGAACTTCAGACGCGCTCGATCGGCGACGCGGATGACATGATCTTCATGGACTACTCCCTGACGTACGACGGGAGGAACACCGACGCGACGCATACCGTCACGCTGACGGACGGAACGACATGGGACAACCAGGACATCCTGACATTGACGCACAGCGCCGCGGTGTACGGCGGAGGAGTGGGGGACGAGTTTCACCTGTTCACGACGTCCGGCGCTATCGTTCGATGCGAGATTCTTACGGCCCCCGCGGTCACGACAACGGGCACGGTCTTCACCGTCCGGCCAGACCGTGACGTTCCAGCGAGCCTTCAGGGGGTCGCGACGACTTCGTGGTCGAGAGCGAAGGCTTCCGTCACCGGGCTGTGGCACCTCGAGGGGGAGGACGTTTCGATCCTGGGTGACGGCAGCGTAATCGGGAGTCCGAATGACTCCGGCCTGACGACATACACCGTTGCGGACGGTGTTGTCACCCTCGACCTTCCCCACGCCGTAGTACACGTCGGGATCCCGTACATTTCGGACATTGAAACGCTGGATATCGACTTCAACACCCTGGAGACGATCGCGGACAGGAAGTCCGGGATCACAAACGTCGGGTTGTTCGTCGAGTCCAGCCGCGGGATTTATGTCGGCATCGAGGAGCCGACAGGGACGGATCCGATCGAGGGCCTGACAGAGATGAAGCTGCGGGATTCCGAGTCGTACGACGACCCGCCAGACCTGAAGACCGAATTTGTTGAAGTGAACGTGGCTGGCGCCTTCCGGTCCGGCGGGCGGGTGTTCGCGAGACAGATTGATCCGCTTCCCCTGGCTATCCTCTCTGCCGTACCATCCGGCAGCATTCCCGGAGGGCGCTGAAAATGAACGGTTCCACGGTCGGGGCACTCATGGGGGCGGGAGCCGGCAAGGGGGCGGGACCGTCCGGACCGTCGAGGGAAGCACTCCTCGGCGCGATACTCGGCAGCCAGGCAATCGGAATCCTCGGAGACGTGTACTCGCAGACCGTCCTGACACGCGCCCGCGGCAGGTTCCAACAGCAGCAGTTGGATTTTTCTCGAAGGATGGCTGAATTGCAGGCGCGGGATGTGGAGGTCCGGGGTCGTAGGGCCATCGAGGAGTATCAGCGGGCCGTATCGCGCACAGTTGGCTCCCAGCGGGCCGCGATGGCCGCACAGGGTGTCGACGTGTCAACCGGGTCCGCGCTTGACATCCAGGAGGAAACCCGGGCCTTGGGAGCGGAAGACCTTGCACAGATCCGGGCGAACATCTTCCGGGAGGCATGGGGACTCCGGGCTGAGGCGGCAGGATTGGCGACCAGCGCATCTATTGTCCGGTCTGATACCCGCGCAGCGGGCAGGGAGTCGGTCGTCGCCGGCGGGATCCAGTTGGCCAGGGCTGGGACGCAGTGGGCGGTTGGGAGGTATGCCTGATGCCGATGGCACCCATGGGGCAGGGCGGACGTGTCCAGCCGCGCGGATTCGCGGCCCCATCCGTCCCGGGCGCATCCTCTTCTATGGGTGGCGGCCCCATAGCTCAGGCAGCTCGGGGCCTGAGGGATGACCTCGAGCGATTCGCACTTCAGCAGGTGCAGCACGCGGACGAGATTCGGGTCAATGAGGCCCGGAACGCCTACGAGGACGGGTTGCTTGCAATTCGGAACGACGAGTCGCAGAAGAAGATGCGGGACGCCATCGGATCCACGGATCGGGCGTCGGCGCGGGAGATGAAGTTGCGAGCGGAGTTGGCGAAGGGGCTCAACTCACAGCAGATGATGGCGTTCACCGAGCACGCGGACCGGAGCGTCATCGCGCTTCGGCGCGAGTTCTCGCGTCGGGAGGGCGAGGAAACGGCGGCCTACGACAGCATGACGACCGAGGCGATGGTCGCCGCAGCCCGGGAGAATGCAGAGCCGCTCATCGGCCTGGAAGACCCAGCCCGCGCTGACGAGGCCGTGGGAAGCGGCATCGTTGCGCCGCTCATGCAGTGGGCGGCACGGAATGGGATTCCAGATGCAGCTCGAGACCTGCGGATCCGGGAAGAGATCAGCCGGTACCACGCACAGGCGATCCGGAAGCTGGATTCGATGGGTAAGGACGTGTGGGCGGCGGCGTACGTGGAGAGGTACGGAGATGCGTTGATCGGCGACGACCGGGTTCGGGCGAATCAGCTTGTTTCGTCGGGGAGCATGCGCGGTGCAACCCAGCGCGCGGCGGACGAGATCATGAGCCAGGGTCTCAGCCAGTTGGACGCCGTGAAGATGGCGCGCGAAGTTGCGTCACCTCCCGGAGCCGACGCGGCTGAATTCAGAGACAGGCTGGTTGACCGCGTGCGGAACCGGTACTCGGAAATGCTTCAGGTCCGGCGCGAGGAAGAGCAGGAGCGCGAGAGAGTCGTGACGGACATGGTGTACGACCCCGAAAATTTCGGCAGAATTCCGGAAGATTTCATCCCCGCGGATCAGTGGTCCACGATGGGCGCGAGGGAGCAGGAGTTGTTCCGGGAACTGCATAGGAACGTGCAGGCCGGTCGCCGAGACGCGGGGGGCGTTGAAGTGTACGAAGAGGCCATGGCCGACCTCGCGCAAGAAGGCGGCATGGACAGGTTCCTCGCATTTGACCCTCTGGCGGATCCGCGGTTGCGGTCGAATCCGGATCGAATGCGGGACATCCTGCAATACAAGAATCAGCTGCGGGGAGAGCTGGCCACGAGAGGGAAGGGCGGGAAAACACCCGCGATGGATCGGTACGACACCGAGATTACATTCCAGCAGCTTGTCACGGAAAAGGCCCGGATCAACGGCATGGATGCGGATCCGGGCAAGCAAGCACTTCTGGCCTCGCGTTCTCGCCAGTGGGTGAGGGACGAAGAGGTCCGAGTGGGCCATCCGCTGGATTTCGAGGAAGTGGAGACCGTCGTCAGAAATCTCGCGGGCATCCTCGCCGAGCGCGGCAGCTTCGAGCCCGTCGAAGAAGATCTGGAGATGCCGTTCGAGCGCGTGCGTAGGCTGTTCGTGGAAAATCCAGCAGCGTACAGGATCGCATACGCGCATGCCGTCGATGCCGGACATGACCCAGAGACAAAACCCGAGTCGATCATGGAGGCCTTCCGGATTCTCAAGGTGAAGGAATCGAAGGCGGATTCCCGGGCGGAAGAAAGGTTCAGGGGCCTCGTATTCGATCGCGGCGAAGTGAAGGCGTGGAACCCGGACGAATCAGACGAGAAGAATCTGTGGCGGATCATCATGGACAACACGACCACGTCGGACCGGCGGAAGCTGCAGGGCCTGTACGAATACGCCCCATCCGCCGGGGGTGACGGGCCGGATCAGATGGTCCGCATCGGAGAAGTGAACTTCACGCTTTCGCAGGTGGGAAGCATTCTGAAGGGGCGTGGCGGCAGACGGTCGATGACGCTTGCCGATGTCGAGAAGAGATTCCCTCCGGGGATTCCGTTCCTGGAGCCGCCGGCATCAATAGGTCCGATCCCCACAGGCGCCATCGAAGCCGAAGAGCGCAGGCGTTCGATTGTCGGGACACGCAGGCCGTAGGGGGTGATCGGTGCCGGATCCTCAGATCATCCCCGACGCATCCCTCCTCCCATCTGCGGGCGGTCTTGATCCCGAGGTCGTTTCCCAGCTTCGGGCGAGCGTGTCCCGTCGCGTCCCGATCCCACAGGGACCGCCAATAGACTCGAGCCGTCTTGACCCGGAAGTCGTAGAGATTCTGAGGCGTGGAAAAGACAGGGAGGTTTCCGGTCTGATTTCTCGGGCTCGAGACCTTCAGCCAGACCGGGCTATCCGGGCGATCGACATGGCGAACCAGTTTGGGGAGTCGCCTTCCTTCGTCACCCGGAATTTTGAGGAGTTCGAGCGCAGGGAGGCGAGGGAGAAGATCCGAGAGTTTCGGCGGCAGGTTGAGCGGAACCCAACCCTGAAGGCGTGGATCACGAATCCGGAGAATGCAGCGCTCGCGCAGATCGACTTTGACCCGCTCTCCCGTATTTCCCGGACGATGGAGAACATCCGTGAGCGGTACGGGGAGGATACGCCGTATTGGAAGGCGGTTACGGAGATCCCCGAGTCCTTCTTGTCGGGTACGCTCCAGCTTGAGCAGTCATATTACGGGTTGCAAGCGGTGTTCGGAGGTGCAGACCCGGACGCCGCTGCGAAGAACTACGCGGACGCATCCCGCAGGATCGACGACATCCGGCGCAGATACCCGTCCTACCGAAAGGAATGGGACAGGGTTGTTCAGGGCAGGGCGGAAGACTTCAACGACAGGTTCCAGAAGTTCCTCGGATCGTGGGACGACCTGAAGGAAGGCAACATCCTCGGTGCGCTCCGGGGGTACTTCGTTGACGGGGCGCTGACGGGCGGGAATGCGCTGGGGATGATCTGGGACGGGATGATTACCCGCCCCCGTGGCTTCCTGTCCTTCTCGGCGCAGATGGTTCCGACCGTTGCGCCGGTGATCGCAACGTCTGCTGTCATGTCGAAACTGGGCGCGATGGCTGGCGGGCTGGTCGGACCCGGTGGGGCAGTTATTGGAGGTTTCGCGGCCGGCATGGCGGGGGCGTTCACCTCCGGAGCCGCCGTGAACGCCGGAGACTGGATTTCGCAGGCGCTTTCCAGCAGGGGTTACAACCTGTCGGACCCTGAGAGCATGAGGGAGGCGTTCCGGGACCCGAAGTTGATTTCTGAAATCCGGGCCGAGGCTCTACGGAACGGGATCACGTACGGGGCGGTGGAGGCCCTTGCGTTGACGTTCGCCGGGCATGCCGTTCAGGCCGCGAAGGTGAAGGCTGCGGCTCAGGGGCTCACGAAGGTTCCTCGCGGCGCTCTTTTGAGGGCCGGGGCGCGCGAGGCAGTAGAACAGGCCGGGGTGGAGTTCACTTCCGAGGCGGCGGCGCAGTTCGCGGCTCTCGGCAACCTGAGGGATGTAAACTTCGGCGAGGCCGCCATGGAGGCGCTGGGGTCTCTTGGGCACACGGTCGGAACGGTTGCGGTCGGCGTCAGCATCCGAAGCAGACTTCCCGCTTCGCCCCTGCGTGCAGCGGTCAGCCTGGCAGGGAAGACGAAGGAGGCTGTCCGCGCCATCGCGGACGCGAAGCAGCTCGACGAGATCGGGCAGGCGGTCCGGGAGAGCAGGTCCATCAAGGATTCTCCCGCGGAGGTCGCGCGCTTCATCGAGGTCGCAGATCTGATGCAATCGAGGGAGGCGGGTAAGAGCAGGCTGTACTTCAGGGTTTCCGAGTGGGATCAGGTTTGGGCTGGACGCCAGAGGTCGGGGCATGATGAGGCCGTTTCGATTCTCGCCGACGCCGGGACTGAATACCTGCGTGCTCGCGAGTCGGACGGGTTGATCGAGGTCCCGCTGGCGACGTTCATATCGAGGCTCGCACAGGATGAGGGGTTCAACCCCCTGGTGCAGATCGCCCGGGCCAGGCCGGATGGCCCGTCCTTCGTCGAGTCAATGCAGTTCATGCAGTCGCTTCCCCCGACAATGGAGGACGTTGCAGCGGAGGCGATGGCCGGGCAGGCGGCAGAGCTGCTGCATCCGGGGCTTGTCGAGCGCGCGAAGAGGATTGCTACGCCGGAGACGTTTCAGATCATGGTTGACAGCCGGGTCGAGACCGGCGCGACGCCGGAAGACGCGGAACAGGGTGCGGCGCGGGAAGCTCTGGAAATCCTAGAGCCTGAGGCGCTTCGAC